TTCTTCCCCTATCCATTATCCTTCTTGTCTTATCTAGAACAGGTTTTACTGCTGCCTGTACTCTTCTTTGTATATTGGTTGGTAATCCTAATCTACCCAATCCGAAAACCTCATTATCTCCTATTACTCCACCCAGCCAATTTCTTAATCGTTCTAACTTACCTGTATTGCTTACATTAATTCCAGATGCCTCTTTTATTCCAACGTGTTCTACTTCGTGTGGTTTGAAATCTTCTACCTGTTTAGTTCCTGTTCGTGGCTGATCTAATGGTACTTCACTACCAATATCATCTGCGATATTATCTGTAGGTTTAGTTTTACTTAATTCTTTTTTAACTGCTTGGTTCTTAACTACTGCGTTGGGATCATCAAATAATTTAGGCGCTTGTTTTGCCTTGCTAAGTTTAGCTGCTTTACCTGCTGCACTTCCACCCTTACCTAATGGTATAAATATTAATGGGTCTAATACAACTTCTGCTACACCATAAGGAGTTATTTTTTCTTGGAATATATCTTTAACTACAAAGTTTAGTGGTGTCTGCATCCATTCTGGAGCTGACTCTATCCAATCTGAAGATATATCCAATGCTTTTACATCGTGTTCCTGTCTTGCTTTTTCTCCTGCTTCAAGCCAGTTATATCCCTGCTCTCTATATCCTTTGGATATTTCTTCATATGTCTTTCCAGAGTTAGTCCCAGCCTGACTACCAAACCCTGTTCTTCCTACAGCTTCTGCCTGTAAAGGTCTTAACACATCTGCAAATTCACTAAAGACATTTCCTACAGGTTGAAATGCAGTACCAAATCGTTGCCATCCACCCATATCTGGAGCTGTTGCTCCAACTGCTGCTCCTATTATAGATTTAGGGTCAAACATTTCTCTTCCTCTTTGCCCTTGCAAAAATCCAGCAAATGCTCCACCTGTTGGGTCAACTGCTTTACCTAAAGCTCCACCTAATTCAAGAGTTCTTCTACCTAAAGTACCTAATGAAGAAGCAAGGTCAGAACCAAATCCTCTGTCCTGTGATTTTGGTATAGCTGGTACAGGGGATGTTGTTGTCATTGTGGGAATCTGCCCACCATATATAGACCCTGTTATCCCACTTCCCCCCAATGCTTTTGCATAAGGATATGTAGGAACATTAACTGTTGTTGGTGGAACAGGAATATATTTTTGAAATAAGTTTGGTTCTGCCATTATCTACCTTAAAAATATATAAATCTTGTTGACGGAGCTGATGTCCTTGCTCTTTCAGATCCAAAAGTTCCTCTCATTTCTGGTGTCATAGAAGTGTATCGTTTGGTAAACGGATCACTTTCTAAGAAATCCTGAAATCTCATCTCTGGCGCTCCTCCTCCCCTGATCTGACTACCTAATGCTCCTAAGTATTGATTGTATATATCTCCAAATGATCTTTGAAAATACTGCCTTCTTGAAGGAGATTTAGCAAAAGTCTTTGCTGCAGGAGAACTATAATATGCCAACTCAGGTTTGTACTCTAGCATATCGCCTGTGTACTGATTGAAAGGATTATTAAAAAAATCGTTTGCGTTTTGTCCGTTTGCCATTTTATATTCCTCCCTCTGCAAATCCACTACCAAAACCTGTTTGAGTATAATCCATAAACGGATCATCTAGTTCAGGTACTCCAGTTCCTACTATTGCTGATGGTGTCTGATAAGCTGTTCTTGGCGATAATGCTGTTGGTAAAAATGCTGTGGTTGGAGCTTGGAATTGTTGTTGCATAAATCTTCTGTTAACCATTCTGTCTATAACATCTCCTACTGCGCCTGATGCTCCTGCCCTTAATCCCTGTGCATACAAATTTCTTTGCGATTCAGGGGAAGTATATAAGGATTGCAGGTAGGCTTGTCTGTCTGTAGGAGCTTGTGATTGCAATGCCAAATTAGCTTCATTAATTAAATCCTGATAACCCTGTGAAGTTAATCTTCCTCCTCCACCTCTTACGAATTGTTCAAATGCAGAGAAAGGACTTCCTGCTACTCCTGCTGTAGGAGTTCCTGCCATTCCTGCTCCACCTGCTTCAAAAGCTGTTTGCATTTGAGGTAGAACATTTCTTTGTAAATATCTTTCGTATTGTGGAGTCAATGCAGTTACAGGTAAATTAGCACTCATCTGTGCCAGTACCTGTTCATATCCTCTATAAGGATCAGCCTCTATATCTGATATTATATCTGCCCTTGATCTAGGGTCTATAAATTCGCTAAATGCTCCACCTAATCCTGTGCCTAATGCTCCTGTTACTGCTGCTCCTGCTGCAGGTGTTACTGCTGCTGTTACTGCTGCTCCTGTTGCAGGTGTTACTGCTGCTGTTGCAGGTGTTACTGCTCCTGTTGCTGCTGCTTCGGCACTTGCTGCTGCTGCTGATTTTGTTACATTAGCTGGATCTGCATCAGACTTAGCTTTTGCTACTGAGGCAGTTTTTGCAACAACTTTTGCTTTATCTATTGTAGCTTTAGCAGAGTTTACTTTTTGCGTGGCATCATTAACTGCTTCTTTATTTTCTTTAGTTGGATCACTTTTAGCTTTTGCTTTTGCATCTGCTAAACTAGCTTCTGCTAAATTAACTTCTGCCTGCATATCTTCCCACATTGATGGTTCAAAATATGACCCTGTAAAAGCCTTGCTTGCTGTAAATTTAGAAATTGTATCAGGCTTTCCTGCTTTAACTCCAGAAAGAGCAGCATTTAATCCATCTGCTCCTGCTAACATAGCAGTTGCATCATCAATATCCGACCAATCATTCATTATCTGCGCAGCCTTGACAGCATTTTTAGCATTTTCTATTGCTATAAATGCGTTATCCATATTTTGTTTTGCATTACCTTTAAAAACATCTGTGTTCAAAATATCTTTTTTCTCAGCTATCTGCGAATTTGTTTCAGCATCAACTTTTGCTTTTTCTTCTTGCGCAGCTTTCAGTTGAAGTTTTGCAGGCATCTTAGAAAATTTCATTTTAGAGCCATCTGGTAATTCATACTCTATCCCTCCCCAGCCATAAATATCTCCACTTAACTGGTTAATATACCAATCATCATCTCTTTCTAATACAGATTCCAATTTGTTTATTTCTTCGTCTATTACTTTTTTTGTGCCTCCTTCAGGAAGAATCCCTTCTTGCTCATACCATAATAAATCAGGAGAGTATCCTAAATCTTTAAATCCAGAAACATCATATAAATTTCGACCTTCTCCTAGTTCGGCTATGTTTTTAGCTATGTCAGCCTGTGTCATTCTTGGTTTTATCATTTCCGTAGCAGTATCAATATCAAATTTTGGATCTGGTTTGATAGGAGGTGTTCCTAACTTTGTAGAAACTTTATCCCTTTTAGATACTCCTTTTATTTGTGAAGGGGTGTAGCCTAATGCAATCATTCTCTCATAAGAAGATAATCCTGCCAGCGAAGGTTCTGCTGCTTCTGCTGCTTTACTTCCAAACCATGCAAGCTCATTGGGGTCTAAAGCAGGACTTGGTTTAGCCAATGCTTCTGCTGCCAATACTCTTGGATCATTCATTAATGCAGCTCTTGCCTGTATATCCAAATCTTTTAAATTTGGTGTTCCTATAGCTGCAGATGGCATATCCATCAATGCTCCTTTCCTCATTCTATCTTCAGCTAATCCACTAATGTCTGATAATCCTGCTAGTGCCTGTGCGTTGATATCCATTAAATTTCCACCTGTAATATCATATGCTCCTTTATCTCCGTACAATGCAGCATACTTTTGAGCAGGGGTCAATCCTGCAGGCTGGTCAGGGGATGTCATTAATAAATTTTGCAAATCACTTGCTGTAGGAACTACATCCCTTCTGGCTGGAGCGCCTAATCCAAGTGTTTCCTGTGTGGCTGTTCCTGCGAGTGTGGCATCAACTGCTTGTATATTTCTTTTTGCTTCAGCCATAGCCACTCCCATATCTACCCCCTGTTCATTTGCTATGTCCATTGCGTGTTGTGAAATTAACGCATTGGGATCTACCCCCTGTTTTTTTAAAGCTATTATCTGATCTGGTGACATTATATTTCTCCTTCCTGTGCATTAGGTCTTGGAGTTTCTGGCGCTACCATTCCCTGTGGTGGTGTTGGTGTGGGAGGTGGTACACCCATTGCAGCATTAGGCATTGCTCTTGGGTCTGTAGTTGGTGGAGTTGCTCCCTGTGGAGCTGCTCCCTGCATAGCCTGCTGTGCCTGTGACCTTTCCATTTCCTTCTGTCTTAATATATGTAATAATTCTCCGTAGTAGAACTGAGCAAGATCATCTCTTCCCCTGTTCTCTGAAGCAGAAAGTAAAGTATATAGTGTTGCTTCAGGTAATACTCTTTCTGCCTGTTGTTCTTTAATTGCATCATCGACTAAATCTCCATCCTGTAATCCAAGTATTTTATCTCTTATAAACAGGTCTGGGAGCAATGGGGATTGTCCTTCTCTTGCCATCTGAGCCATGCTCATCTTTGACATATCATCTTCAGGCAGTTGACCCACGAATTTAATAATAATATCCCCTGCATTTCTTATTGCATCAGGGGTAATTTCCTGAGAGAAGTAATTTCTGTTCATATCTTCTCCAGATAATTCCATAGAATCAAAGGCATCTGTCAGATACTGATCGTTAAGGAGCATACATATTCTTGTATATGCAGCTTCTAGTGATTTTATTCTTGGTTCAAGTATAGAATTGATCCCCTGTCTTAGGGTATTGATAGCAAACCCTGATAACTGGAATTGTAATTCTCCGTATATGCTATGTGGTAATGCTCCTCGTTGCAGTTCTCCTGAGAGTAATCCCAAGAAAGCTCCTGTTTCCCTTGACATTTCCATGAGTCCTAATGGTTCTACATCTTCTCCCTGTGCAAGGGAAATTTCTGTCCCTTCTTTGTAAGGGTCTTCATCGAGTGTTTTAGTTCCATCTCTTGATTTAATCTTCAACCCCTGCCTTCTTGCACGAGCTGTGAGTTCGAGCATTATGGACATCATAAGGTTATTCTTATCATATATTTCCCTGTTATGTCTGAATACAGATTCTCCATAATCTCTTATGGTGTCATCAATCGCTACTGCCTGATTGAGTGCCTGTATTTCTGGTGTAGCTCCTACTGCTCCCAAAAATACTGGTACCTGTGGAGAGCCATGAGCAGTTGCTTTCTTAACAACCTTTCCATTAGAGAGTACAACCATGTTATATTCTCTGTCGTAATAATCATATACTTCTATCCAGTCCTCGTAATCATCTGACATATTTAATTTAGTATTGTATTGTGATTCGATCATTTCTTTTGATCGTTTAGTTTTATAACAAGCCCATAGTAAGCCGTCATATCCTGTTGCCCAGTATGTGTGCATGGGATCAAATGGTGTTACATCCACAAATGTTTTCCCTTCTTTATTTTTAGTAAGCAAAGCTCTGCCTGCGTACCATCCACGAAGGGTAATGTACCAAGCGAGTTGTGATTTAACATCTGGCTGTATAGCAGCTCTGAGTCTTTCATCAGCGCTTCTCAGAGTACCGATAAAGAATCTTTCTTTCTGGTCATTAGCTTCTCTTTGTTCTCTCTCCTGTGAATTTACAGGAATGCGAGCAGTTAGTTCTGATGCGTTAAGGAAAGAAATTATTTTATCTGCGAATGTTGCTGGTTCGTTTGATGTATAGTTGTGGAAATCTTCCCCTGCATCATATGGATCGAGTCTGTAAATGGAATAATCCTTATCCATTCTTGATCTTAATGGTTCAGTTGCATCATATTGTGCTTCTACTTTATTGATTATATCTTCTGCTTTTGGTTTTCTAGCCATACTTAATTTATTACCTCCACCTTCTCACAGGAATTGTGTTTCGTGCTGCCAGATAACTATACCCAAACCTGTTGACAAGTCCGTATATTAATGCCTTAACACTATGATTATACTTATCTTCTGGCTGATTGCCAACTACATTCCCATCCCTGTCTGTTTTCCATTTGTAAACTTTAGTCTGTCCGTCGAATGGATTTGGAGCGAAGCCGAGTTCAGATAATAACCCCTGACATCTGGGGGAAACTACTATTTTTGGCTGATGTGTACTTGGGTCTAGTTTAAGCATGGACTTTAGTCTTTCAGTACCATCATTTATTCTGATTTTTTCTGCATCCATGTACAATCCAGCCTTATCAAGCCATACTTCTGCTACTGCTGACATTGCCTGATGCTGATATCCTGCGATATCTGTAACACCAAACTGTACATCTTTCCACCAGTTGCGTTGCATTGCTATATCTATCATTTCCTCAGTAATGAGGGATTGTTCGTATATTTCATCAAACACATATACCACATCATTAACAATCTGTACTGCGCATACTGCATAAGCAGAGGCATATCCATGATCTATCCATATATGGACAGGTTCATCAGGTATATATTCTATTTCCTGTACATGGGTATCAGGTCTGAACTCAGGGAATACTATACCTCTTGGTGGGGAGGGGATTCCCATGATTCTTTCTTTAAAAAAGTCATCTGATGTCATTCGTTGCAGCTTTAATATTTCTATATCGTTCTCTCCTTCTGGATAGAGGTGTACATTTGTATAGGAGGGTAGGGAATATGATTGTGATTCATCTTCTCCGTACTGCCAAGTCTGGAACATTTGTGGATACCACCCAAGTGACCCTTCAAAAGTGCCACCAAGAAACATCCATGCTCTTTTAGGAGCGCATCTGCCCCGTAATCTGTGGAATGTTTCAAGATCAAGCTGTGAAGCCTCGCATCCGATGATTCCATCAGGCGCTCTCATGGCTAAAGTTCTTGGATCTTTGGCTGATTTAGTCTGTATCCTTGTACCATCCACAAGCTCTATTGTAGCTGGGTCAACACGTTTGGATGCTTTCTTTAGCACTCCAAGTTTAGTGAAATCTTCCACAAGGTATTCATATTCTGCCCTTGTTCTCTCATAATCAGCAGCTACAAGCCAATAGAGTCCTTTACCTTCTGTTTCAAATACTCTTGACAGGAGATATTTACTTGCTATCATGCTTTTTCCTGCCTGTTCTCCCCCTGCCACGAGGATATATCGTTTATCGGAGTTCAGGATAGGGAGTTGTGCTTTGGTTGGAGTAAAACCTACCATGCTATACAGAGCATTTACGACATCTGTCCTATCTGTCATTTTTCTTTACCCATAATATCTTTTAAATCAAGTGAAAGTTTATCTTCGTTTTCTTTCTTTTCTTCTTTACCTGCAGATTTGATAGCTTCTTTAAATGACTTCATAATATCCCCAGCTTCCTGTTCTGAGCCTTTATGATCTTTATATTTCTCAGGGAACATACCATTCAGGACAAACATAACGAGGGTCTGGTAGAATCTTGCCTGTGCGTGATACTCAATCTTCCCTTCCTCATCAGTTTCAGGGGTAAGCATATGTAAAACGAGCTGATAAGCCTTATGTTCTATCTGTTCTCCGAAATCTTTTCGTGCCTGTGCGTATTTTTGCAGGAATTCAGGCTCTTGTTTCCATCTATACAACCTATCCTGCTGTACACCTGCTGCATCTCTAGCCTTTCCGTCAGTTCCCCAGATAGTATATGCTGCCAGAAACCTGTTCTGGTTATTAAACTTGTCCTGTCTGTACCCTTTTGCAGGTTTTCCCTTTGGCATAGTCCTAAATATAGCTT